TTTTAATTGTTGCATCATGTCGTGAGAGTTCCATCTATCAAATGTGCAAGTTTTTATATTAAACCCTCTTGTTCTTAAAGACAATATGTAGTCTTTTACCTCTGTAAAATCTACTGATTTGTCTGGGGTCGGAGTCCAAAATCTAACTGCATCAATGTTTACAATTGGAGCTGGTTGGGAGTATGTATCTGTTACCTTTATGTCAACCCATTTACTTACATGTCCCATTGCAACCGCACAATGATCGTGCTTTTGAGCTAAGTCTACGTGTATAAAATAATCTTTTTCTAGGTCTGGCTTAAACCAATCTTCAAGTCTTCCAAATTTATCTACGGCTAGACTTGCTTGGTTAAAAGCCTTTTCAATTTTTTCTCTAGATTTAAAAAATGCATCTACGGCGTCTGATGGCATACAGGCAAATCTGCCAAGTGCATCTGGTGCATTTTTATGAAAAGCAACAGTAAAATCTGTTATTTTTTTTGTTGGATTTACTTCCCATGTTGGTCTTTTGAGTGCAAATACCCTAGGGTAAACATAAGAAACTATATGATCTTCCTCCCAGGCCACCTCAAACTCATTGCCTTCTGTGCCGTTTGGCAAGTCTTGGTCTAATTTTAATATCTCTGTCCTAACAATTGTTTCTTTTTCCGCTATGACTGATTCATAAAATTTTTGTATTGGATCATTTTTAAATCTAGGAAAAGAAAGCAGGATTACCTTGCCTACATCTGGAAAACGTGAATCAACTGACGCTCTGTACATGTCATATATTGCATCGGCTGTTTTAGCTTGATCGTGACCACTGGTACTTTCTGTTGCAAATCCAGATATCTCGTCTAGAATTACCACCATAACATTGTATCCTTCCCACGCTTCTCTTTCTGAGTGTCCAGAATGAACTGTTATGGATTTATCAAATTTAATTTCTGAAGCTTTGTCTGTATACTTACCAGCAAACCAAGGGGAGTTTTCAATTCTCATTTTAAATCCCTTAAAAAAAACATTGTTGGCCTGCTGTGCGTTGATAGCAATATTTAATATATCTATGGCATCTTTTGGCGGTTTTCCATAATACGCTGCTGGATCTTTAAGGCACAACAGTAAATAAACAATGTAAGCTACAGAAATTGTTGATGAGTAATCTTTTCCAGAGCCTTTACCCAATTGAGCAATAACCTCGACACATGTTTGATTAAACATATGTTTTCCTAATTCTTCTCCATAAAGCTTAATGAGAGTAGACTCTTTGTATATTTGAGAACTTTTTTCAATAAGCGTATATTGATTTTCTGAAAGTGGTGGTAGTGCCAAATAATCTGGGCTTGTTACAAAAGTCCGTAGGTCTACTGGTTTTTGCTCAAACTCGTCGCCATCTAATATGTCTATGAACTCTGAAAAATCAAGTGACATTTAAGCCTCTTCAGATATTACAATAGGCTCTACGATTCCAGTAATCTGAGACAATCTTTTAGCAACCTCTATCTTACAATGATTGCAGCTAGATGTAACTTCTTTTAGTATGCCAACTAACATATCTTGCTTTCTTTCATTTTCTAATATTTGCGATGCAATTTCATTATTTTCAAGAACTCCTACTGCCTGCAACATTGCAATTCTTTTACCTTCTATGTCTGCGATTAGTTTTAATGTTCCAGACTTTACGTTAAGTTGGCCTTGAGTGTCTGCATCTTCTACTGTTTTCCATGCCTCTTTAATTAATATATCATAATGTTGGTCTGCTCCAAGGAGCGCTTCTCTAGCACGTTCTCTAACATTAGTGTCATTGTGGACCACAGACTTCCACTCATCAATATACTCTAAAACATCTTTTCTGTTCATACCAGTTATAGTGGCAATTTGTGTAGCTGAATTACCTTTTAACAACTCTGAAACAACTTTATTCATTTTGTCAAAGTGGATAGATGGCTCTATTTCATTCATTTTTTTCTCTTTTCATTTAAAAATAAATTTAATTTATCTACTTCGTGTTTACCGATTTTATTGTTATTGTGGTCTATTGCTTTTTTATAAAATCCAGATTTTCCATCCAAATTCATTTTTCCAGAAAGAGCATTAAGATATTCTGGACTAGAATTAATTGCTTCATCAGGAAAATCATAGTCGTGGTAATTCATTTCACAATTCTGAATGCTGCTTAAAGATATTGGCAAAACACAAGCTATGTCTGTTCCAGCTGGTATAAAATATTCATGATTTTCTTTGTGTAATTTCCAAACTATTGGAAGAGATGCGGTAAAAAAAGAAGTAGATAGTAGAGTTGAAACAACGGTTGCATTTTCTAATATTTGATTTGGCACAGGCATTGTCATCAAACTAACATTCTCATCTGTTTTAAAGATTAAATTTGGCTCAAAGCTGACTGTTCCATATCCTCTACCATAAGCATTATTCGTTAAACTTTCCCCACTCCAAACAAAGGAATTTGTGTTTGTAGAATATGCGGATCCTGCTTTTGAATCTAAACGAAATGATATGTCTTCTTCAAAATAAACTCCATACCCAATTTTATTAGCTATTGATATTGGTATGCAGTGATATACTCCAGAGTCCATCCATTCTCTTTGTATATTTAAGGGCCTTAATTTAGCGCTTGGTCCGCTTCCAAGCTTATATACTTCAATTCTGTATTCTTTACCCATTAAGTGATTATACTTCTAGTCAACCAAAATGTCAATTAACGCTTGGATTTTATACCAAATTTATCTATATATCTCTGTATGGTCATTGCCGATACCTTACATTCCTTTGATATTTCCATAATAGTCTTTTTTTGAATATTGTATCTGTTATAAAGCCAGTCTTTATTTTGATATAGCTTCATCGTTGTGTCAAAACCTTATTGGCATAATGGGCAATTCCAAATGAATCTGCTACATCAAAATCTGATACTGACAGATTGTACTTCTTATTAAAGTAATCCGCTGTTCTTTGCTTTCTCATATTCCTTAATTGATTTTTATACCATGAGTCTGCGTATCCTGGATTAGCCAATCTAATATCCGCCTTTTCTTGCTTAGTAGGATTATTGTTACCGATATAGGCCTGCCATGAAGTTGGGGCTATTGTTATAACTTTAGCCCCAGTTGACATCAGCTCTGCAATAACAACCCCATATACATAAGACAGTTTTATTACGGCATCTGCCGATCTAACTAAAACTGCACCCTCAACTGCAATATAATCTGCCCGTAGTTCATCTAGCATCACATTCATTTTAATTTTTGCATCGTAAATTTTTTCATAAATATCATTTCCAGATAGGTTAATCTTTCCCCATTTTAATGGCACGTCATTTTCCATTAGGCAAAAAGCTATTGAGTTTGTAGATGCATCAATGCCGAGCACTTTAGATGCTTTGGTCTTTACTAAACTAGCCAATGTCATCTATTATGCCCATCAAATATTTTTTATCTTTAAATCGTCTAGACTTTATGCATTTAGAGCAATACGTTTCGGTATTGTACCTGCTTAAAAATCCTGGACAACCCTTGCATTTTCTTGGGGCACCATTTTGAATAGCTTTTTTTTCATAATACTTTTGCATAATTCTTTTATTTGTTGCAACTCTGCAACATTCATCAGAACAATATTTTTGATTATGTGTCTTGGGAGTAAAATCTTTGGGACATTCAGAATTAAAACATTTCATTATTTAGAGACTTTCATTAAATCAATTTCAACTGTTCCAGGATTAGATCCTTTTGCCCAACATTCTTTTTTTACTGGACAATATGTACAAGGTAGCTTATACTTAGTTGCACCTTCAGGACGCTTTGGCAGATCTCCTTCTTTAAAATTATCCCAAACATCTCTCATCCATTGAAAAGCATTCTCAATTGTTTCTTTGTTTTTATCATTCATTGAAATTGGAATAATTAGTATCTCTTGGGTATTTTTGTTTTCATAAAGGAAAAAGCCTTCTTTAGCATTTTTTAATTTCATATACGTTAATAGCTGAAGCATGTGGTTTGGGGAAGACTTCATTTCAGCCTGTCTTGTATCCCAAACTTCTTGTTTAGCTGTTTTAATTTCACCAATGACTGTTTCACCGTCATACTCCATAATTAAATCTATAAAGCCTTTAATAGGAGGATAATCATTTACAATCTCTTCTTCTTCCGCTTTCCATTCAGGCATAGTCTTAATAAGGCTCTGTAGTCTTTCGTGAGCCTGTGTGCCCTGGGCCATGTTTGCCACAGCAACAGCATCATTCTCATCAATAAAGACAGCCCCAGTAAATGCCATATACCAGTATCTTGGACATGTACCATGCCCGTAACCTAGTAGGCTTGGACTAAAAGACTTCTTTGTGGTGTCTCCATCTGGACGTTTTGTATTTCTATAAGACTCGTCAAGAAGCTGGGCAAACTTTTCTGGGTCAAAGAAATTCCCAGCATGCTTTTTAAATTTAAGGTTTTTTACAATATCTCTAGCCATTTATTAGTTATACCTAACGACATACTTAAGTGCATCTACGAGTTTGTCTATGGACTCCTTCACTGAATAGTAAATATTTTTCTTATTATTATTAACCGTTCCAGCTTTGTCCTTGGCAATTGTAGAATATACAGAAGCAAGCACGGCGAACTTAGTGGACATTGCTTGAAGTTCCATAATTAAGTGCGGGGCTTTTGCAGAAGGAACATCAGGATTCATTAGAAGCTTTACAACGATAGCCAGAGCTTTGTCTAAGTGCTCATCCTGCATGAACTCATGCAGATCATTAAACTCTGTAATGTCGCTAATAAGCTGTAGTGTATTTTTATCTTCCATTATTCTTTATCCTTTTGTCTATTTGATCTATAAATAACCCAAGTGGGTATCCTATTAAAAATCCTATTGCAATTCCGCATAAAAAAAACATTTCCATTAAAAGAATAACCTCCAGATACCATCGCATTTTACACCCAGACCCTGGAGAGTAATTCTTCTGTCAGTAGAGAATGGCTTTGTTGATGCCGCTGCTGCATGAAATTGTTGACCAACTTGAACTATCATTCTTCCTGGTATGTGCTCTATTACCTCTGGTATTTTATTTAATATTTGATGGTTTAAATATTCAGAGTTTTTTTCTCCTGTATAATAATCGTATCCTTTATATAAATCTGCAACTTCACCTTTCATATAGCAGCCAAAGTCTGGCTGATCCCAAAGCAGGAAAGCTGCTCCGTATTCTGGCATTTCTAGTGGAAGCGTAAAGCTTATAGACTCTGTATCTACATCATTATAATTATTCCAAATGTAATCTAAGTGAGCAACTTGCCCGTCGTAATGAATATCAACGTATCCAGATAATGGAGAACGCTCTTCTCTTTTAATATCATTTGGCTTTGCTTCACCATAGATAAAAAATCCTGGTATTGGAGCTTTATCTGTAACTAACTCACATTCACCAATGTTATCTTTTATTGCTTTCAATATTTTTTCATATAGGTCTGGAAAATTTTTTATTAAGATGTCGTTTTTGTACTTAATGTCGTCAAGCAGACCACTGCTGACTGAATCATGTGACTTTATGTCTTCATGAGTTGCTAGTCCTAATGTGTATAGATAGCCTTTACCTTTAGGTCTTTTTGTCCATTCAGAACTTAAAGAGTCAATGATTTGAACATATTGATTACATTCATCTTTAGACAAAACATCAATAAAAAAATGCTTAGTCATTTTCGTACCTTACAGTTAAATCAATTCTATCAACTTCATGCTTACCAATTATTTTCCCAGTATGGTCAATTCCCTTTTTATACATTGTTGGCTTTATTCCTTGAGAATTTTGTTCTTTTAAATACTTCATATACTCATCGCTATCTTGAATTCTTGGAAATGGCGATGGAGTATTTTTAATATTAAAAACTGATCCTTGTATTGATGCGATTGATATTGGAAGTAGGCATGCTATATTTGTTCCAGCTGGTACAAAGTATTCTTTGTTTGGAGTATCTAGTTTCCAAACAACAGTAAATGTACCAGTAAAAACTGATGTAGACAATATTGTACTCAAAACTTTTGCGCCATCTAAATACTCATTTGGAACTGGCATTGTAAGCATACTAGTATTTTCATCAGTTTTAAATATTAGGTTTGTGATAAAACTGACTGTACCCTCACCTCTTCCAACCCATACGTTATCCTTACCAACAATTCCAACCGCCCCCTGATCCCTTAAACCATTCCAAATAAAAGATATGTCATGTTCAAAATAAATACCATACCCAAAAGTATTTGCCATTACTATTGGATAGCAGTTATAAACATATGAATGCATCCAGTCTCTTTGAATTTTTAGTGGTCTAATTTTTGCTGTTGGAAACGACTTGTCGTCTACATACACATCTACATTATGCATTATTGTCCTCCCAAAATTTAATTAATTCTTCTAAAACTGCCCACTCTATTATACCAAGTCTTACCTTGCTTTTTTCTCCTATAATAATCTTTAATGCTGGATGCATATTTCTATTTACTTTAAAGGTATCAGTACATATCTTAGACCACACCTCTTTGTTTAATGTGAATGTAGAGCCCGCCTCCTTGTAATCAACTAAAAATTGATTCCACTGAGCGTCACCTTTCTGATAGTCTCCTCGCCCGCTATTTTTTTGTGCTTTAGCACCATCTCTTTTTACTTCGGCTTTTTCGGACATTTGCTACCCCTTAACTTCTATAATGTTGGACGGGATAGATAGCTTTATAGTTTGTAAATCTTTTTCTACATAAGACTCTTCTGTATTAACATTATTTAAGTTATCTTGTCCAAGTGTTATGTCGTATTGTTTTTTCCATTCTATTTCATCTTTAACTTCAGAATCAATAAATGCCCTTAAGAAATATCTATCTGATTTACTGAATGGCTTTACCCCATGATAGAATGGTTCTGTTGACGGCATTATGACGGCATCTCCAGGCATAGGCTTATACATGTATGTGTTATTTGATATAGAATCGTATACACAAATTTCTCCTCCATCGTAATTATCATTTAAATAAAAATTAACAGTTGCGACATGTCTTTTTAGCTTAGTCTCTCCTGGAACTGGCATTTCATCTACATGATATTCCATAAATAGACCAGACTCACCAACTCTACCCTGCTTACTTACATCATATCTAAAAAAATCAATCCAGTATTTTTTGTTTGTATCTTTTAACAATTTCCAATCTTTTATAAATGATGGCCATATTCCATTTTCTTTTCCAAACTCATTAAGGTAGTCTTCTCTAATAAAATTCATGCATTTATTTATTTCTAGTATATATTCTTTTTCTAAATTAAGCAGTGTGTCAGTGCCAGGATCTATAGTATTTAAAAGACTGAAGTCTCCGTCTCTTCTAAATCCTTGTCCATACCAATCCCTCCATTCATTAAAAAACGAAATTTTTCTACTATCCTGCAACAAATCAATTATTTCTTTGCTGTTTTTAAATATGTTTTTATATATTACAATTTGTGGAGCTATTACAATTTTTTTTATAGAGCTAAAGTCTGTATTCAATCTACCCCACCCTAACTTCGTTTGCATGTCCATCTGGACATTCCCATGAAAGAACCATAGACTCTGGATCCCAAAAAGATTCTTCTGAATTCTTATCGCATTTTGAACATGGTTTTACCCCATGAATAGACTCTAGGTTTTGTTTAACAACTACCTGTGGTTTATTAATAAACTCATTAAGATTTGGCATTAATTTCCTCAATCAAAGTACCAGCAACTTCTGGGTTATCTCTAAGGTATGCCACTGCTTTAGCCCTACCCTGAAAACGTTCTTTATTAATTGTGTACCATGCTCCACCTTTTTCTACTAAGCCGTACATTTCTGCAACATCTAGTGTCTCACCAATACGATCAACTCCTAAAGATTCTCCTTGGTAGTAAAAATCGTATTGTCCTGAAAGGTTAGGGGGGCCGAGTTTGTTGTAATCAATAACCCAATTGACTGGTCTTCCGACACGCTGTTCAATAATTTTGTCCCCAACTTGAACGCCAGCTTTGATAGCATTAGCTTCAGCTTCTGAAGACCAGAGCTTGATAACGGTACTAGAGAAAAATTTAACTGCCATTCCTCCTGTTGGGATGTGTGAAGCATGCATTGACCCAAACTGATTTCTTTGTTGGGAGATAAGAACAAGTAGTGTGTTTTTGTTTGCATAGTTTAACATTTTGACTGCGTGAGTCATATCCTTTGCTTCTGCGCCGATTTGCTTTGTGTCTTGCAAATCTTTCATTTCGTTTCCATCTTTTTCAAAATATATACCTGGCAGTAATGCAGAAATAGAGTCAACAACAATAACATCAACTCCAGCTTCCATTAACTTAACTGCAACATCAACCATATCATTAACGGTTTTGGCTTGAGAATAAATAAGAGAAGATGAATCTACACCTAATTTTTCCGCCCATGACTGATCGTACGAAGATTCTGCATCAATCCAAGCGCATGTCTTTCCTTCTTGTTGTGCGAGTGCTATCATTTGTAAACAAAAAGAGGATTTGCCAGCAGATTTATTTCCCCAAACTAGTATCTGTCTTCCATGCCCAAGTCCACCTTTTAAAGCAACGTTTAGGCCTATACTGGGCGTTAACTGTTTATGAACTTGAACATCTTGTGCTGACTGTACTCTTGCACGTGTTTTTGGATCTAGCTTTGCCATTATATCTTCTAAGGAAATAGTCATTTATATTCTTTCTTCTCTCTATTAGTATACCATTTAAATTGGGCGCTGGGAAGCCCACCAATCAATCTTTTTGTTTAAGTTTAAATATAAATGTTTGATCAGCCTCATTGTAATCTACTTGCAATTCCTTGTCTTCATTGGCTGCCTTTAAAAAATTTTCAACTGGTAGAGAAATTTCTCCAAGACTTTCAATTGCAGCAACAAGTATTTTAGCAATGTTTAGCTGTGCGTAAATATCTTCTATCTTTGCATCACTCATTTGATTTCCTTTATATTCATAGTTCCATCGTCTAATTTTGCTAGAACAACCCTACATTACATTCCCTCACGCATTTTTGCAAGGGTCATCTTGTACATAGTTGGAAAAGCAATTGCTCTTGTCAACTCTTTATTTCTATTTGACAACACTATATGGCTCATAGTTTTGCCTGCCTTTGTTACATATGGGGTAAAGTTTACAACTATATATTCGTCTTCTTCAAGATCATACTCTTTTCGGTACAAATAGTCAACAAACATATCGTTTGATGAAGGGTCTATATCCGAAACCTTTATATACCTTGCTATTCTATTGTCTCCAACGAGGATGAAATACATCTGACCTACTTCAATTTGTGTCTGCTCATTGTGAAAGAGTCCTATTGAACCAGTCTCATCTACAATCTCTACTCTTGCCCAGCCTGTTCCACGTTTAATTCCCTTTACCATTCCAAACATAACAAACGAGCCTAGGTCATCAAACTCTTCAATTGGTCTAGCCTGAGCTTTAACTCTTGGTGGAATACCTTCTAAATTAAATGTTGGTATGCCTAGATACTCATAATAATTATCTTTTTCATTTCCACTTCTAGGATTATCTTTAAACGCTGCAGCACCAATTGCATTAAGTGAACTAATTGCTCTACTATTCATACCGCTTCCCTTAGCAGAAGCAATAGAAATAAAGTGATTGTAGTCAATATAAGGTCTGCTGTCAATAATTTTATTTGCAATGTTGTCAGATATAAACTTAATTTCAGATAATCCAAATCGGATTGCATTTTCTTGAAGTGAAAAATCAAGACCTGACTCGTTAATATGAGGCAGTAGCACCTTTAGTCCTAGACGTTTAGCCTCAATTAAATATTCCGTCCTAGCATCTTTATCATTTTCGTTTTTAAGAATTGAAAACATGAACTCAAGCGGATAATAAAACTTAAGCCAAGCAGTATAATAGCTGAGCATAGAATAAGCAACGGCATGAGAACGATTAAAAGAATAACCAGCATGCGCTTCAAAATCGTGCCAGAGCGCCTCTGCCTTTTTCTTAGTAATGTGTTTTGAAGCCCCAATAACAAACCTATCTTTGAACTGGTCAAATTCTTTTGCATCTTTTTTCTTTCCAATAATCTTGCGGACCTTATCAGCCTCTGCCCAAGTCATACCGCCCAAGTGTACGCATGCCTGCATAACTTGCTCTTGATATATGATAACACCATAAGTGTTCTCGGTAAAAGGTTTCATTATAGTATGCATATAATCTACAGCCTCATTCCCGTGTTTACGCTTAATGTATGCAGCACCAACTGTATTCATGGCTCCTGGCCTCACAAGTGCATTGGATGCAACTAGATCCTCAAACTTATCTGTTCCCATTTTAATAAGAAGGTTAGTGTATGGTGTTGCTTCAGCTTGGAATACGCCCTTAGTAAATCCTTCGCTAAGCATTTTATAAACTTCTGGATCATCAAGCGTCATAGACGACAATATTATATCTTTGCCTGTCCTAGATTTAATTGATTTAAGGGTATCAGAAATTACAGATAAGGTCTTAAGCCCTAGTGCATCTAGTTTAATAAGACCTATATCTGCAACCGTATCCATATCGTATGCAACGACAGGAATTCTTCCCGACACTTTATCTTGTGCGTCTTCTCTCGATTCAACTGGTGCAAACTTTCTTAAATCATCTTTTGCTACAACTACTCCAGCAGCATGTACGCCAACAGATCTAATTCTTCCACGCAATCTATCTGCAAGCCAAACTACTTCTGGATATTTAGCTCTAAATTCTTTTGTATTTGGAGAAGAAATAAAATCTTCAAAAGTGTCAATTGATTTCATTGCACGATTAACCTCTTGAAGCGGAACCATAAAAATTCTTGCTGCGTATCTAATTACACCTTTATCTTTAAAATAAGTGTATGTAGAAATAGATGCTACATGTTTGAATTTTTTCTTTAAATATTCTTTTACTTCTTTACGACGACGGTCTTCGAAGTCTGTGTCAATATCTGGAAAGTCGTTACGTTCTGGATTAATAAATCTAAAAAATAGCAAGTCATATTCAATTGGGTCTACATCTGTAATGCCAAG